ATGTCGGTTCTTGATGACCTTCTCAAAGCTCACCGGAAACGGATCATCGAACGCGAAGAGGCGACTTTTCGCGAGATGCTCTCGGTCTATGCGGACCTGCAGAAAGACCTAACACTCCAGTACAAAGCGATCCAAAAACTCATGGACGAGGCACGAGCTGCCGGTGAGGCGATCACGCCGGGCTGGATCGCTCGTTCGCGTCGTCTGAAAGCTCTTATTGACCAGGTCAAAACCGAGATCGTCAGATTTGGCGGGAAAGTGACCGGCATCGTTTCGCGTGAACAGCGATCGGCGATCTCGATCGCGGCAAATCAGACCCGCGAAGTGATCAACGTTCTAAGCCCGGCCGATGCGATCGGAAGTTTGCTGCCGACGCGGACGATCGAAAATGCGATCGGTATGATGGGCGACGGTTCGCCGATGCTCGCGTATTTCGAGAAGACATTTGCACCGGCCGTTGCTGAGAAGCTGCGCAGTGAGATAGTGAGAGCCGCGGCATTGGGAACCGACTTTCGAACGATCGCCCGGAGGCTTGTCGAGGCCGGCGACATTACCAGGCACCGGGCACTGACAATGGCGCGTACCGAGGTCAACCGTGTGCGCAGAGCAACGACGCTCGAGGCCTATCGCGAGAACCAAAATATCACCGGCTGGGAGTGGGTCGCGGCAAAGTCCGAGCGGACGTGCGTCGTTTGTCTGGCTCTCGACGGAAAGATCTTTGCGATCAAGAACGGTTTTCCGCAGCACATCAACTGTCGATGCACGATGATCCCGGTCATTAAGGGCGTGACGCGGCCGCCGCGGGAGCTCGGGCGTGAATGGTTCGAGCGGCAGAGCGATGCGGTCAAAGAGAAGATCCTGGGCGTCGATGGGCTGGCCGCATACAAGGAAGGCTTGGTCACTCTTAAGGATTTTGTCGGGTGGAAAAACAGCAAGGAGTTTGGCAGGTCTGTCTATACGAAACCGCTCAACCAGATCCTCGCCGGCAAACCGGTCGCCGATCGCGTCATCCGGACGCCGAAGGAGGTCGCGGTCGATTTTGACTACGGCACCGAAGATCGTCTCGTCGAGATGCTCGGCCGCGAGCTCACGCACGATCAGATCGGTGGCCTGGTTGGAGCTTTGGACGGAGCCAAGATCAGCGTAATAGACCACGAAGACGGGTTGCATTTCACCGTTAGGCATCCGCTGATCGCGACGCAGGAAAGGATCCTCGATCATGACTGGGCCGGGCGGCTGTTCATTCATAATGAGATCTTCAGAACCTCGCGAACGGCTCCAAAAGGAACGGGGCTCAAATCGTTTGCGACGCAGGCTTTTCATGCCGAGCGGTTCGGGATCGAATACATTGATACGATGGCCGCAGGCAATTACAGCTCGACGGCCGGGAAGGTCTGGAATGGTTATTACAGCTGGGCGAGGATGGGATATAACGCCAGGCTGACGGAAAGCGACTGGGACCGGTTCCCGCTAACTTTTCGAGGCATCGAAGATCTGAACGGGCTCATCGAACAAACGAACGGAAAGCGCGTCTGGCTTTATTATGGTTACGGACGCCCAATGATGTTCGACCTGAACCGCGACAGTGCGAGCTTCCGGATCCTGAGAAAGTATTTACAGGAAAAGGAATTTGAGATAGACTTTGACGAATGATCAGTTTAGACGACATGGACAGGATCCTTTCGCGGCCCGGCTTTACCGGTGCCGGCGATGAAGGTTTCGAATTATCGACGAGCGACGAGAAGGCTCTCGATAAGGCCTGGCGTGAGGTCGCCGAAGAGGACGGCGTCGTGCAGCTGCCTGATCAGCCCACCGCGGACGAGATCCGAAATTTCACAAATTAGAATCTGAGATCTGACATTTGAGATCTAAAAGCCAGCCTTTAGGGTTGGCTTTTTTGCGCGTGAAATCCCGGAAAAAACGAGTAAATGATTGAATTAAGCAAATCTCGCGATTTAAACGAAACACCCTGCCGGACCTGCCTGCCATTTAATAACCTCGGTTTGTATGGCGAAGAACGCTCCTGCGGCTCCGGCCGCTGATCCAAAACCTGACGACACTTCTGCCGCACCTGCTGCGGCCGAAACTCCTGCTCCTGCAGCTGCGGACACGCCGACTGCGGATCCTGCTGCTCCGAAGGCGAAGTCTGAAAAGACCTACACCAAGGCTGAGGTCGAAGCCGAAAGGCAGAAGGCTGCGGCTGAGGCTCTGAAAAAGGCCAACGATGAGAAGGATCTCAGCGAACTGGAGAGAGCAAACAAACGGATCCAGGAGCTCGAAGCCGGGCAGCGTTTGACGAGTGCGAAGGAAACGGTCACCGCTGCACTGTCAAAAGCCGGTGCAAGATCACCTGAGCTGCTTTGGCATGCGATGAAGGGCGATCTCGAATTTGATGATAAGGGCGGCCTGAAGAATCTCGATGCCCTGATCACTAACTACAAATCAGATTTTGCGGACGCGTTCGGGATCGAAAAACCGGACGAGTCGATAAACGGAGGAGCAGAGGGCGTCAGTACAACCAAGCTCACAAAGGAGAAGCTGGCAGATATGACGCCGGCCGAGATAAAGCTGCTTGACTGGGAAGAGGTCAAGAAGGTAATGGCCGGCAAATAAGGGCCGCAACAAGCGACATGTCGCTTTTTTAACTAAAAAATATGTCACTCAATTTTATCAAGACAGTTTGGGCCGCCCGATTGCTGTCGGCCCTCGAAAAGTCTCTCGTTTACGGACAAGCCGGCGTGGTCAATCGCGACTACGAAGGCGAGATCCGGGAAGCCGGTGACACGGTGAAGATCGCGTCGATCGGTGATCCGACAATCGGGACGTACACCAAGGACGCGGACATCTCGGTCCAGGTGCTGACCGACGCCGAGCAGACATTGCTGATCAATCAGCAGAAGTATTTTGCATTCACCGTCGATGACGTGGACAAAGTCCAGCAGAACGTCAATGCAATGGATGAGGCGATGACGCGTGCGGCCTATGGCCTACGTGATCTCGCGGACCAGTTCATCGCGGCGAGCTACACGCTGGTGCCATCGGGCAACCTAGTCGGCTCGACCGGTTCGCCGGTGGCAGCCGGTGCGGCAAATGCCGCGTACAACCACCTCGTAAATCTGAGCGTGAAGCTCGACGAGGCCAACGTGCCGAGCGATGGCCGCTTTGTTGTCGTGCCTCCGTTCTTCCACGGCTACCTGCTGCAGGACTCGCGTTTTGTCGGTAGCGGTGCAGCTGCGGCTGATGCCCGTATGCTCAACGGCAAGATCGGTGAAGCTGCGGGCTTCACGGTCATGAAGTCGAACAATGTGCCGATCGCCTCGAGCGATAAGTACAAGGTCATCGCGGGCCACTCCATCGCGTACAGCTATGCCGAGCAGATCAGCAAGGTCGAATCGTACCGCAAGGAGAAAGGCTTTGCGGACGGTGTCAAGGGCCTGCACGTTTACGGCGGCAAGCTCGTTCGTCCGACCGCCTGGGCAGTCGGAACCGTTACCAACGCGGCCAGCTAATTTCATATAACCCAACCGACGACAACGTAGAAAGCCGGGGCGGCGTGATGCCGCCCCGCATGAAAAACCAAAGTTATGGCAAATCCAAGTTCAATTACAGTCACGGCACTTGCTGCCAACAGCTCGACGGCCCGGCCTGCGGTGCAGACGATCGACACTGACGGAACCGTTCCGGTCTCTGTTGGCGGTGCAATGGACCGACTCATCTTTGAGTTCGTTAATGCGGCTGCAGCCGCGGTGACGATCACGATCAAAGGCGGCGATAATCCGCCATCACCGTTATCGCAGGATCTAGCGATCGCACTGACGGCAACGGGCGGGGCAACGCCTGCGGTGATCGCGGGCCCGTTTGAATCGGCTCGGTTCCTGCAGGATGACGGTTCGGTCAACATCGCATTCCTCGCAGCCTCCAGCACGCCGAATGTCACCGTTCGTGCGTACCGTCTGCCGAAAACGTAATCCACGGGAACAACCCAAGAGAGGGGCGGTAAGGTCCTAGGCTAAGCCGCCCCGTTTATTAGTTTTGAAGGAGTCAACATGGCACAAGTCAGATTTATCAGTGGTGACGGCGTAGAGCATGAGGTCGAAGAGGCCAGTGCGGCAGCCGAGATCATGCGGAATGCGGGCTTTCAGCAGTTGAACGCCGCGGGTGAGCCGTTCGTTTACACGCTCGAAGACGCGATCGCCCAGAACAACGGCCTTGATGAGAGCACCGAGGCGAAGGCAAAAGCTGCGATCGCAGAAACGCCCGATCGGTCGAAGAAGACCAAAGCCGAGCTGATCGCGGAAGCTGAAGAGCTCGAGCTGGATCTCGTCCCGGATAAGGTGACGAAGGCTCAGATCATCGCGGCGATCGAGGCGAAGCTCGCCGAAACGGCAGAAGTAAATGAGTAATGCGGACAAACCTCTGGACCGGTTGAAAAGGATGACGGCGTGGGAAGACACGCCGTGCCTTCTCTCCGACGAGCTGCAGTCGCTGCTGGACCAGTACGCGATCGCTGACTCTGACGGACTGACGCCGGCCGATGCGGAATGGATCCCGACGTATGACCTGCGGGCAGCGGCCCGGCAGGGTTGGAAGTTGAAAATGGGCAAAGCCGCCGAGCTGCAATCGACGGATCTCGACGGCGACAGGATGTCAGCCAACCAGATCTTTGACCATTGCGAGCGAATGATGAAGCGGTACGCGGGCACCGCAAGCCCTGTGATGGTTTGAAATGTCGAAAGCTAACGATCTCAGGATCTCGGCGATAAACCGCCACCGGAAACGGCTCTTCGGCGACAGCTCTTTGAAAGTCTATTCGATCACGCCGGCTGCCGGCGAAGCTGTCGTTGAGACGTTCGCGAAAGACTGGATGGGCCAGCGAACGGATGCGATCACAACGAGCGGCGGTACCGGAGCCTGGCAATTCCAGGTTGTGGCCAAGACGAACTGGGCGGCGACTCAAGCATTCATGAGATCGATCGTTGCGCTAACGATCGGCACGCGGCGGTGGAAGATCACGAAGATCGAGGAGCCAATAGGCGAATCGCTGGTCTGGAAGATCCGGGCGGAAGTTGAGAAGTAAATGGCTGAGATCTCGGTAAAAGTCACAAAGGACCGGACGCCGGAGATCGAGGCGAAGCTCGAGAAACAGCTCGAACAGTTCGTCCAGGACGGCGCCGCTTTTCTCGAAGGCGGTTTGAAAACCAACATCGCGTCGGCAAAGTCCGGCCGGGCCTACAAACGGGGCAAGGATAAAGTTCACATCGCGTCGGCTCCCGGAGAATCTCCGGCGAGCGATTCCGGAAATCTCATCAACTCGATCGGGCCTCCGATCTACCCATCGACGCTCGAAGCTCTGATCGGAACCAATGTCGAATACGCACCGATACTCGAAGCGAAAGATGGCCTGGACAGGCCGTTGTGGCAAAAGACGGTAGACGAGAGCATGCCGACGCTCGAAAAAATGCTTAAGCAGGCAGTGGCAGCAATTTAGCGGGTTGCAATTTAAGGACGTGACAAAAGACGAATGGCGACGAGAAAGATCATGTACGAGAAAGCGGGCGTTCGCGACGAGGTTCTATGCCGAAATGTTTCGCGACAACGAGCTCGGCGATCAGACCTTGAAGGCGTACAAATGCCCATACTGCCACGAGTATCATCTCGGACACGATGACAGAAACAGTAGATCACGACATCCGCGAGAAGATCGCCGCCCTGCTCGCAGCACAGCATCCTGATGCCCAGGTGTATGGCTGGAACGTTTTGAATCACCAGCTCGCCGACTGGCCGGGCAAGTTTCGAAGCCAGACGATCGCAGGCCGAACGCACGGCTGGGTGATCAGGAGAGTTTCACAACTGGCCGAAAGAAAAACGGCACATCGAGACCGCGTAATGCTCGAGTACGAGATCCTCGGTTTTTATGGTTTCAGGTCGGGCAAGGCGGGTGACAACTCGGACGAGGAATTCGCGGTGATCACTTCGAAAACCTACAACGCGATCAAAGCCGAACCAAGATTGGATTTTGAAAATGAGGTCGAATATCACGAACTGCTGCAATACCGCCAGCTGACCACGATCAAATGCGGCGAGGAAACGCTGCACTTCGCACAGGGCAGATTGAAAGTCGTCCTGTGCTGCTAAAAACACTATGTCAAGACTAGATACCGCTCAAAATTGGATCTCGAAAACGGTCGAATCGACCTACAACACAGCCGAGTCAACTGGTTCAAATTACAGCCAGGTCCCGACGAGAAATCCTTTCTTCGTGCTGCCAAAGCTCGAGAAGCGGTCAGACGCGGACCGTGCGGGCCAGAATGCACCGTCGCACCTTTGCAATCATTACTGGTCGCCCGGACAGTACGGTTTTGTCGATGACGTCGAGACCGACGTGCCGGCGAGATTGCTGCGGCGAGCTCTGGGCGGTACGGTAACAGATTCGCTGGTGGCGAGTGGTGTTTACAGCCACGAATTTGCGATCCTGCCGCCGCAGACGGGTGCGATCCTGCCGTCGTTTGGCATGGCTTCGCTTCTCGACACCGCGTCGTTCCTGCTGCATGGCTGCATGGTCGAGCGGTTCAAGATGAGCCAGCAGGGCGACAACCGGGCCCAGTACGAAGCTGACATCGTCAACAGCGGTAAATTCACGAACCCGCACGGGCTGTCGAGCCTGCCGGTGCTATCGACGCCGGCGTGTATGGACTCGTTCCGAACGACGGTCACCTATCTCGACTCTGACAACACGACGACGGTCAATCTAGGCACGCTTGGCACGATCATCGAGTGGATGGTCGAGCACAAAAACAATATTCAGACCGCGAAACGCCGCATCGGCGACACGATCCAGACGGTTGGTTCGAGCGGTTCCGGGGCTCACGTTCGCAAGATGCCTCGCGGCAAATATCAGACGACGGCGTCGATCCTGCTCGATTTTGCAGATCTCACCTACTGGACGAAGTCGGTCCAGAACGAAGTGCTGACGAACCTCAAGTTCACGGTCATCGGGCCGGTGATCTCAAGCACCTATCGTCACGAATTCGAGATCATCGTGCCGAAATTCATGTTCGACTCGGTCGATCCGGGTGAAGACAACGGCGACGCAGCGACACCGATCAACGTGATCCCGCTGCAGGACCCGACGACGCTCGGCACGATCAAGGCAAGGATCCAGAACGCGACAGCGACGCTGATCTAAAAGGTTTCGAAGTTTCGAAAGTTACGGAGTTTACGAATTATGGCAAGGAAAAAAGCTGAACAGGCCGAGGATGTGGTCGAGATCGTTCCCGGAACCGAGGAATTTGCGGCCAGGGAGTTTCTGGCCAAGGAAAAGGCAGCGTATGAGGAGCGGACCGGTGAAACGGTCACCTGGGAGCCAGCTCATCCGCTGACATCAACGCCGCTGTCGGAAGCTCCGGCAGTGGAACAGCCCGCCGACAAGGCGGAAGGAGAAGGAGAAGCTTGAACGAAGCAGACAACATTTTAACTTTGGACAGGTCCGAGCCGGCTGCGGGAATCGCACCGGCTCAGCCTGCTGAAAACCTCTACCCGCTCGACTGGGAAACCACGCGGGTGACGCTGAAGGACCGGCGATTCAAGCACACGCTGCGACGGCCGACATCGGAGCAGATCTTTGCCCGCGAGGACGAGCTGCAGAGTGATATTCCGATCGCGAAGGACGGCAGCTTTCAGATGCCGGACCCGACTGCGAATGAGGACATCGACGCGAAGTTCTACGACCAGATCGTCGTCACGACCGAGGGTTATAACGGCAATGTGCCGGCAGCTCACAAGGCCGCGGCTTTTCAGGCCCTTTATCTTCGCGAGGTCTACGTCGATGAGGCGACGGACCAGTTCGCGGACGAGGTCCCGGTGATCGAGGAGATCGGCAGCGGTGACGAGCCGGACTTTACGATCGTTCACCTCATGCGGCAGCCGTCTGAGAGCGAATTGAAGCGTTATCGACGCCGATCGTCGAACGGACAGATCAAGCCCGGCAAACGCGGGAAGCAGCGTTTTGTCAGCCATTCGACGCTCAAGAACGCAGTCGAGCATTACGACCTGTGGTGCGTTGGCGTTCATGGAGCAACGCTCAAGAATCTGCCCAACTTTCACCCGGTGGAACTCAAGCAATACGTGGATCCACTGATCAAGCGGCTAGTCGTGCAGACACTGGTCGAATCGATCGTCGGCGGCCTATTGGACTAGGCGAGGCCCTCGCGGCCGTATTTGAAAATCAATTCGCTTGCATCAACGAACACGGCGAGGCGTGTCCAGGCGAGGTGACCTGCTCAGAAACTGACGGCAAACCGCTCCATAAATACGAGAGCGGAGATCCTGAAAGTATTTGCGGCGGGTGCCCGTTGAAGAAGTCGAAACCTGATGCGATCGACGAGTCCATGCGGGCTCTCGTGACCACCGGTTTTGAGCTTACAGAGCTTAAAACCTCGGGTGCGGCCTTTCAGTATCCGGATGGCCTCGAGGCCTGGGAATGGATGACACTGACCGCCCTGCAGCGTGGCAAAGCGAGAGCCGATGCAGCCGATCGGAAACGTCGGGAAAAGAAGCGATAGATGAACGAGGAGACAACATTCTTCCTGGAGCCGAAAGACGACCCGCGAGATCGCATCGAGGTCGAGATCGGCGACAGCAAGCAGCCTGATTTCCAGCCGCAGACGAAGATCATGCGGTGGGATAACGAGGTGAATGTCTCGCTGCGTCTGGTTCACGACGAAGCTGATCCGGTAGTTGTTGAGGATGGCGGTGTTGTTGCGTGGGAAGGTGAAAAGAAAAAGGTCGATTATTACGAGATCGCTCCGTCTGTGGAATTTCTTGAGGGTGCGATCGAGCAGGATGTCACGCTTTACGAACGCCCGTCTGGTGACAAATTAGAGTTCACGATCAATGCCAAAGGCGTCGAGTTCATTTACCAGCCAGAACTCACGCCGGAAGAGATCAAAGAAGGCTGTTTCCGGCCTGATAATGTCGTCGGCTCATGGGCTGTTTTCGCGAGAGAGGAAAAAGTCAATTGGGAAGGCAAAACCATCTACGGCACGGGCAAGGTTGGACACATCTTCAACTCGCTCATGTCGGACGCGAAAGGCAATACTTGCCGAACGAATCCGCAAATAGTCGATAACGGCGACGGCACGGGCAAACTCACGATCAATTTTGAAAAAGAGTTTCTTGATAATGCCGTCTATCCGATCCGTCACGCGGCGGGTTTGACGTTTGGATATTCCTCGACTCCGGCGACGGCCTCCAATGCTGTTAATAATTGGGCACACGTCGTAAAGGGCACTCCGTCAGGTGCGGGTGATGTAACAAAAATTACAGCGTATGTAGGCAACAACTCAGCTCGGCTTTTTAAGGGCGGTCTGTGGCGGGCTTCTGATAATGTCCTGATCGGGACGACCAATTCAGCGTCAGTGCCATCGGGTTATGCGTGGACAGATGCGACGTTTGGAACTAGCCAATCAGTGACGGCGGTGGCTTACCTCGTTGGGTTTATTCCTGACGGCAGCATCAGCGGCGGTGGCTATTACGATGCAGGTTCAACGGGCGATGGTGGCTTAGACACCGGCAACTCCTACACCACGCCGACAAATCTCACGGCACTCGGCAGCACTACCCGCAAATATGGGGCGTATGCGACGTACGACTTAGCAGTTCAGAACTACACCCTCGATCTCGGTGGAACGATCACGGCGTCCGGATCCATTCAGCGACAAGTCACGTTGCAAAAAAGTGGAAGTGTTTCAGCGATCGGAGCGGCTCTGAAGAGCATAGCTCGGAGCTTTTTCGGCAGCATTACCGGCACAGGGGCGACACTCAGACAAGGACAGTTGCTGAGATCCGGCGTCGCGACGCCCAGCGGCCTTATCGTCCGGGAAGCGGGTAAGCAAGTGGGCGGCGGGATCACGATCGGTGGATCTTTGAAAAAAGATATTTCAGTCGCTTACGCCGGGAGCTCGACACCGAGCGGTGCGGCGATCAGAGAAATGCAGCGAACGGCTGCAGGTTCGATCACGCCGAGCGGGACGCTGCTAAAAGAGGCGGCCAGAACATTTCTCGGGCAGATCACACCCGTGTCATTGGTGGTGAAACTGATCACGAAGGCCCAAGGCGGTGAAGTAACTCCGAGCGGTGCCGCCGAGCTGCTCAAAGCCTTTTTGCTGACGGTTGAAGGTTCGCTGACGCCGAGCGGTTCGGTCTTTCGTCAGGTCTCGAAAAATACGAGTGGCTCGAGCTCAGTAACTGGTTTGATCGCGAAGGCGGTCAATCGGACGTTTGGCGGTTCGATCACGGCGAGCGGGCTGGTGGATATGTTCCGGGCCGTGATCCTGACTTTGACAGGGTCAATATCGGCGAGCGGTGCGGTGCAGCGTGATGCGTCGAAGAACGTCGCCGGTCAGACGACAGCGTCTGGGTCGGCCGTTCGCAATGCTTCAAAGGTTCTGGCCGGATCGGTTACGCCGAGCGGAGATCTTGGCAGAGTCAAAACAGCTTATCTGCTGCTCACTGGTTCGACGGCTGTTAGCGGACTGCTGCGAAAAGAGATCACGCGGAGCCTGGCCGGATCGGCAGCTCCAACAGGTTTGCTTCAAAAAACTATCTTTCGGACCGTCGCCGGCTCGGTGACGCCGTCGAGCGAGATCACTCTGTTGAAGCTTTTGACATTGGTTCTGACCGGAACTGTCGCCGTCTCCGGCGACATCGATCGCGAGATCTCGCGGAGCTTCGCCGGCAGTGTTACGGCGAGCGGTAGGGCAACGCGTCTGATCTCGCGAATGACAGGCGGGCAGATCGATATCAGCAGCACGATCGTTGTTTTCCGGGCTTTCTTCTTTGATCTCGGCGGCGAGATCGGTATCACGGGAACGGCGATAAAGAACGTTTTCACGGGGCAATCGGGCTCGGTGACGCCGTCCGGATCCGTACAGCGTGAAGTGGGCAGGCAGCTTGCGGGCCAGATCACGGTTTCGGGTGCGGTTCAAAGGTTGGTAAGCAAATTCGTCGCCGGCGTCGTGTCGATTGCTGGAGCTATAACAAGATCGGTTTCGGGCAAGACGGACATCGTCTGCTCGGACTATTCGAACGTCACGCTGACGCTTAGGGACTATTCATCATGAGTTGCTCGGAACCTACAAAAACCTATGACATCGGCGAAGACGTGACGATCGTCGGCGAATGGACGACATCAGCCGGCGAGCTCGTAGATCCGGCAGCGGTTTTCTGCTCGGTAAAGTCACCGGATGACGAGGTCACAGATTACGAATACGGCGTCGGTGCCGACATCGTGAAGGTCGAGGATGGGAAATACAAGCTGGTCGTGGATGCGGATCAGCCGGGACGTTGGTTTTACAGGTGGTTTTCCACCGGCGACGGCAAAGCGGCCGGGGAAAGGGAGTTTGTGGTCGCGAGATCGCAATTTAGCTAAGAGGAAAAAATATGATCGGAGAGACTCGATTTGAAGTAAGGGCCAGCCTGAACGAAAACGGCGAAGCCACGGCAAAGGTTTTTGGACGCTGCAGCTACGGCGAAGGCGATGGTAAGCGTGACGCGACGGAATTCGTCGAGATCACTGATGAAAAGCTTCTCGACAAGGTCCAAAAGGCTCTCGTCGCAGCAGCTACCGAGGTTCGAGACGCGCTAAACCGCCAGACGGTCAAAGCGGCTGCGAAATGCCTCAACGTGGCATCGGAACGCGGCGAGATCGCCTAGTCAAAGAAGAGCCGCAGCGGGCCCAGGAGGCCCTAGACACACAGAAAAACTATGAACATAAATTCAAAGATCGCAATTTCAGGAGACAGGACCATGAAGGTCACCCGCGGCGGTTCGCTGGGCAAGCCGGTGTCGGTTATCGCTAAGCTCAAGGAGATCGTCCGTGACGCCCTGCCTTTCACTAACGACGAGGAGGTAAACCGCTATCGCGTGCGTAATTTCATGAACGTGATGCGCGGCTACCGCCAGATCGTTTTCGCCAAAATGTTCGGCGTTAACCACACCTACGGTGCGTTGTACGCCAAGGTCATCCGCGGCGACGGCTCGGTGCTGAACCTCGGCCTGATCTCGCTCCGGGTCGTCACGACGGCCGGCGTCGGGTTCATCGTCGATGCGTTTCAGAACTCGGTCGAGATGGAAAACATGAAGTATCACGGTTTCGGAATCGGGACCGGAGCTGAGGCTTCAGGTGATACCGCTCTCGGTACGGAGTTCACGACTGAATACGCCACCGACAACGTGCGGCCGACCGGAACGACGACCGAGGGTGCATCAGCGAATATCTACCGCACGGTGGGTGCCTTTACACCGAATTCGGGCGGCGTTCTGGCGGTAACCGAGCACGGCGTATTCAGCCAGGCTGCTGTGGCTGGCGGTGTGCTGCTCGACCGCTCGAAGTTCGCGGCCGTCAACCTCGACAGTGCCAACGGCGACAGCCTGCAGGTCACGTATGAAGCCACTTTCCCGGCTGGCAGCTAAGCCAGAATGACCCGAGACGAGAGACAGGAGACGCGAGTCTTCTTGTCTCTCGTCTCAATATCTATCTCCCGTCTCCAGTCTAAGAAATGGCCGATCTCGAGATCTCAGTAGGAATTGACGCAAGGCAAACCAAATCAGGTGGTGCCGAGGTGAAGCGTGAATTCAAGGAAGTGGGAACCGAGGTCGAAAAGACCGGAAAAAAAGCTAAGAATGCAGCCGATCGAGATTTTAAGGACCTCGAAAAGAGCATGAAGTCGGCAGCCGTCCAGGGCAATGTCATGGGCGAGCTGATCGGCAGAGCTTTTGACTACATCCTGCGTGCCGGCGTCCAGGTAGTTCAGATGCTCTACGGCATGGTGAAGGGCTTCGCTGACGCCGGTGTCGAGATCTACAAGGCCCAGCAAGTCACTCAACTCTCTGCCGAAACGCTCTCCGCTATAGCCATGCAGGCCAGGCGAACCGGAACCTCGATAAGCGAGGTTGGCGATAGCTTTAAAGAATTCACGAAACTGATCGGAGATGCGGCAAACGGCTCGAAGGACGCGGTCGCCAAAATGGCTCGTCTCGGGATCGATCCGGTAAAAGCAGCGAACAATCTTGATGCCGCATATCGCCAGGTGATCGCACGCATAGTCTCGCTCAAAAACCCTGTCGAACAGGGCAATGCGGCAATGGATGCGTTCGGCGAAACCGGTTACAAATTGCTGCCTTTCCTTAAGAGCTTCGACGGCGATCTCGACAAGCTCATGCAGACGGCCCGCGAGCTAGGCGTCGTCATGACTGAGCAGGACGTTAAGGCCGCGAAGGAGTTCGATAGGAGCTATAAGGATCTTCAGGAGACGGTTCGCGGGTTGGCCATGACCTTTGGGCGTGACTATCTGCCGATCTTGAAGGACGTGATCGACAGGTCTAAAGTCTGGTTCACGGAAAACAAAGCACTGATCCAGAGCTGGGCGACAAGCTCAAGCAATGCCGTTCGCGGGTTTATCATCTCACTCGAGGAGACGAAAAAGTGGTTTGAGGAGAACCCACGGATGGCTCGTTTTCTCTGGGCTTTGACGGGACTAGGATCACCTGCAGCAATGATCTACAACTACATGGAGAGCAAAGGAGCCTCCGGGTCACCGCTGGCAACGCAGCCGAATTACGATCCGAGCCTGAACAAGATCCCGGATCTGACGAAATCTCCTACCGGTAACTATTTTTCCGCTCCTGGATCAGTAGGCAAGGCTCCCAAAGTCGGACGCTCCGCTACACCTGAACTAACGGATCAACAGAAGCAGGCGATCGAACTGCAGCGGATCATTAAAGATCTGACGGCCGATATCGCTTTCTTCGGCCAGGATACCGAAGAAGCGGCACTGCAGCAGAAGTTCTTTGAGGTTGCATTGCTCGGGACGAACAAGGCGTTGTTCGATCAGGCCCGTGACCTTGCTCGCAATAAAGATGCTCAAAAAGCGAAGCAGAAGGCTGATGAGGATGCTGCCGAAGCTGCCCAAAAATACGCCGACACTATTAAACAGTTTCGTGAAGAAGGGATCCAAAGCACGTTCGATGCTCAGAACAACAACGCCCAGGAAATGTGGCAGCTGTCGCAGCAGATCGAGCTCGGCCGCGAGCTGAACGACGTTGATCTGCAGCAGATCCAAAATTCTCGTGAGCTCGTTGAGTTTGCGGCGGCTACCATAAATTTCAAAAAAGAAGATGTTGACCTGCTTTTCGCGGAGCTGCTGAAAAAGCACGAATTGGTCCTCGTCGACAAAGAGAGGATCGTTCAGCTCAAGGAAGAGCTCGCATTGAAATCGGCAGTCCGGGATATTCAGAAAGGTCTCCAGGGCGAACTCGCAGAGCTGACGGAGATCTACCGGACCGGGGCAGAAGTGACCACGGTTTTCCGTATCGAGCAGGAGCTTTTAAAGGACACCTACAAGGGGCTTTCGGACGAACAGCGGCAGCAGATCCTGTCAACGGCCGCACAGATCGATTCTATGAAGGCGGCGATGAAAGCCCAGGAGGAAGCTCACAAACAATATGAGCAATTCCGCGACACGATCCTCGACGGGCTCGATGCGATGCAGGATGGGGCTGGTTCGTTCTTTTCATGGATGTACGACCGCTTTAAGAACTTCCTGAAGCAGATGGTTGCCGAGTGGCTGGCATCGAAATTCTTCAACATGTTCTATGGCGGCGGGAACGCTCAAGCTGCACAAGGCAGCGGCAGTGGCGGTGGTGGAATAGCCGGGGCGATCCGAACCCTGCTCGGTGGTGGTCAGGGGCCAGGCGGGACGCCGATGTTTAATGGTAACGCTACGCAGATCTATGGCGGCCCGACTCAGACGATCAGCAACTCAGGCTCGAGCCAGCTATTCAACACGCTGAACCTTCGCGGAGGTGGCACGTATACGGCAGGCGGTTCGGGTGGCGGTTGGGCCAGTATGTTCACCGGCGAAGGCGGTTTGTTTGCTCCGGTCGGCGGTTCGCGAATCGGTGGCTATTTGAGCGGTGCCGGCACGTTGGCGTCGGTGTTTGGCGGTTTGATTCCCGGACGAGCGGGCAGTGCGATATCGTCGGGCGGGACGGGAATGGCTCTCGGGGCACAGATCGGTGCTCTGATTCCGGTGATCGGCCCCATTGTCGGTGCTTTGGTTGGCGGTGGTATCGGTGCTTTGTTCGGATGGCTATTCGGAAATAAAGCTGAGAAAAAGGACAAGAAAGAGAAAATGCCGCAGCTCATGCAGGGTTTTACTGACTCGATGAAGCAGCTGCGTGACCTGATCAATGACGTGCGGACGCTGCGGATCGATCCGGATTCGGCGATCTCGCAGGCAACGCAGATCCGTCAGCAGATCGCGAGCGGTTTCGGCGTTCAGTTCGAGTCCAAGAAGTATCAAAAAGAGTCGCAAAAGCTGATCGCTCAGCGTTTGGTCGAGGCCGATTCACTGATAACTGAGCTGAGAAACGTCAGCGAGATCTCGCGGGCGGCATCGGAACGTGAACGGCGTCTGCTGCCGGAATTTGCTGGCGGTGTTTACATGTCGCCTGCATTTCGAAGGTTCAACGGAATGCTCAGCGGTGCCTGGACCGGACGCGACACGATCCCGGCGATGGTCGCGGCCGGCGAGATGATACTCAACCCAATGCAGCAAGCTCGTGTGCGTTCGAACGCAGGCGGTGATCCTTTCCGCGGTGCCGGAATTCCGGGCTATGCCGATGGCGGCGTCGTCCAGAGCGGCTATGGCGATATGAATCTAACGGTCTATATCGAACAGGACGCCTCGGGCCAGTGGGTTGCTATCGCTGAATCTGATCGCGGTCAAAGGTCGATCGCGAAAGTCGTCGCCGGCAAGTATAAAAACGGAGAACTGACCCTGCAAAAAAGGCTAGGATAGATGGGAAGACCGACGACGACAAACCTGACAAATCGCCTGGCTGATCCACATGTTTGGACGCAGTCAACGGTCGATCTATTGCTCACCAACTCGACCCAATACCACTTCTCAACTGCAGCTTTTACCGGAACTAACGGCACGGTTTACACCGATGACCTGCGAAAGGTCGGAGAGATCAAGCAGTCGGTCTCGCAGTCCGTCGATCGCGTTCAGATCTCGATCCAGAACGTCGATAAGGTCTTCGGCGATGAGGTCCCGGCCGAGGCGTTGATCAAGGCAACGGCGATCGTCGGCCGTCAGTATGGCGGAGCAGATATTCATACATCTTTAAGAGATTGGGCTGAGCTCTTCCGCGGCGAGGTCCGGCCGATCAGCATGGATGAGAATGAGGTCGTGATCGAGGTGGTCAACGATCTCGCTGCAGCAGGCTTTTGCGTGGCTCATTGGTCGCTCGCTGAGAATTGTCAGTTCGTCTATAAGCATGCGGGAACGTGCGGTTACGCAGGCGGTATCACGACCTGCAACAAACGCCGGAAATCACCGGCCGGCTGCTTAGGCCACGATAACGAGCATCATTATGGCGGTATGGAATTCCCGGACAGTCAGACAACCGCTCCGCCAACCGGCGATGATCCGGGCGATGGCGGAGGCGGCTGGATACCGTGCCCACGGACCGATCAGTTTGTACTGGTACGCGCACACTGGACCGGCGATCCCAGGCCAAAACGCGTATCGATGCTCGGCAGTGAAGACGAGCTATATAACCCGCTGACCGGCTCGTTCGCTAAGATCAAATCGATCCGGTTCGTTCCTAACGAGCCGATCTTTAGCCTTCAAGTTCCCGAGGCCGTGGGCTTTTCATCCGGATCTCATCCGATCATCCAGACCGTTGACGATCACCAAGGAATCGCGGTTGAAAAGATGAACGGCATCGAAAGAGTTTTGATCTGGTCAAAAGGCGAGTTATTCGATTCGTCGGTTCTCCAAGTTCTGCGAACCAATGACAGAGCCACCGTTGCCAAGATCGAGCTCGTCAGCGGTCACATCTACGCTTACAGCGATACTTCGAACGGACCGTTCATCGTCTGTCACAATTCCAAGCCCGGCGATGATGGAGGCCCTGTTTTTATATGACCCTTGTAAATCATCTTAGAGATCTCGAGGCTCAAAACCTGTTTCATGCGGTAGCTTACGGAAAGCACCTCGTGACGGGAAACCTCGCGAAATCTATAGTCACCGGATCTGACCCAACACACCAGATCACGCTGCAGCAGATGCTCGGCCGCGGTCCGTGGGATGCGTGCGAGGGCCTTTGGTGGAGCGGCGTTCAGATCCCGACAACCGATTACAAATTCTTTCCCGGCACCCAATCGACCGGCATGGGCGATAGTACCCAAGGCCAGGACACGGTCTTCGACACGGACACACCGCACTCGGGAGTTGCGTGGATCCGGGCTGCCCTTCAAACGGGCATGGGTGATTTCGACACGAAGAACAACCCGCCGTATGGCCTGAAAGGGATCTTTCGCACGATGAAGATCGAGGACTATAACTCGAGCGGAACGGCTCTCGGTTCGTCTTATTCAGCAAACCCTGCCCGCGAGGTCGCGGACCTTATATTAAGGATAGGCGGACGCCCCAGCTCCCGCATCGATTGGGGAGCCTGGGTTGATTGGCGGGACTTTTGTCTGGCAAATATCTCGTTCGATTACACCGCTATAACAGGGTTGCCGGGCTTTGGGCTGACAGCACAATACTACAACGGCACTGCGTTCGACACTCTGATAATTGAACGGATCGATCCGGTTGTGGAGTTCGTGAGCTCTGCCGGAAGTCCTGGGATCGGCGTCGATGTTGATAACTTCTCAGCACGGTGGGAAGGCAAATTCAAGCCGCTTTACTCAGAGAACTATACCTTCACGATCACGCATACGCACGGCGTAAAGCTCTGGGTCAACGGCTCGGTCGTGATCGATCAGTGGTCTGCTAGTGGAACTCATTCGAGCAGTGGAATTACTCTGTCGAACGGCAGCTTTTACGATATTAAGGTCGAGTGGAAACACACCACCGGCAACGCCGATATCGCTCTAAAATGGCAGAGCTCAACGCAGGAGCTGGAAGTGATGCCGCACCGTGTTCTCTACCCCAAGACGGCGAGCCGGCCGCGTTACGAGACCCACCCTTTCTGGTCGGGCCCGACACGTCTCGACGATGCAGTGCGAACCATCCTAAATCTGTGCAATTCGACGGTTCAGGAGGTCAATGGCAAACTGCGTTTCTTATGCCTCGAGCAGCTGACCACGCACTCATACCATTTTACCGACGATCACATTGTGGAAAACAGCGTGAAGCTCATTCCACGAGATCCTTTGACGATCAGAAACTCGTGGCAGGCACGGTTCCGCGATGTTGACAGCCAGTATCTCGAGTATCCAATCGACCCGATCCTGATCGAACGCCCGGACCTGATCACCCTCGCCGGCCGCCAGATTGATGGCGAGTCGATCGAGATGTTCAACTGCACGATGCACCAGGGCTATCGCATGCTCGATAATTGGGTCAAGCGGAACGTCGATAGTAAATATACGATCGAGCTCACGGGCATGCCCGAGAGCTACCAGGTGCTCGCCGGCGACAGAGTGAAGGTGGACGTTGAGTTTCTGGACTGGACCGACAAACCAATGCTTGTGATGACGTCAAATGATTCCTCGAGCGAAGAGACCGCCGAAGAGCGGCCCATCGTGATGCAGGAGTGGACCTTATAA